ATTGTAACAGCCGGTGCGGCTGGTTGGAAGGACGCTGCCAGCAGGCAGAGGAAACACCGGACGAAAAGCAGCACGATTTTGTTGAGCCTGACAAAATCGCAGACCATACCGGTGAAACCACCGCATTACCGACTATGAAGAATAATGATCAGAGAAAAGAATGGCTGAGAAACTACAAGGCCTGGGGAGTGTGGTACGAAGATAAAAACATCGGTGTTAAGTACTACAAGTACGATTTCGAAAACGGTGCCCGTCTGATCGCTGAAGAATATGCACCGGATCCAGTCGACCGAAACAGCTGGTGGGTGCCAAGATCAGAAACTTATTATATGCACCTTGTTGGAGGCCCGGAGCCAGAGCGCAAGAATGGAGTACCAAAATGGACATATCATACACGATACAACAAATTTCCAAATTCAGAATCAGAGTTAGTTGAATTCTTGAAGGAATTACAGAAATAAGGGTATTTTCGAAAATCCGATTAACATATATAACCTGCCGCATGAGCCTGTCAGAAATGCGGCAGGGGAAAGGAGAAGAAAGTGGAATGTGTTCTGAAATATCCTGGAAGTAAATGGAATATTGCCTCTGCGATTGTTAATTTAATACCGGAACATCATAGTTACGTAGAACCTTATTTTGGAAGTGGAGCAGTGTTTTTTAATAAAAATCCATCGAACATCGAAACAATAAATGATCTTGATGATGATGTAATAAATCTATTTCAATGCATCAGGGAAAATCCTGATGAACTTTCGCGTTTAGTAACAACTACGCCGTACAGCAGAGTACGATTATACTTATGCAAATACAGATAAATATTTTGGAAAATGCGAAAAAGCAAGGAGAGTTTTGATTCGCTGTTGGCAAGGGTATGGATATAGAACAAACGGAAATAAAACTGGATGGAAAAATGACGTGCAGGGAAGAGAACGAGCATATGCTCTGAAAAAATGGTATCGTTTACCGGAAAATATAGAAGTTGTAGCAGAAAGATTAAGAACAGTACAAATAGAATGCAGACCTGCCATAGATCTTATAGAACGTTTCAATTGCGAAAATGTTTTTATGTATTTAGATCCGCCATATGTGTTAAAAACAAGAAATTCAAAACAATATAAGCACGAAATGGAAGATATCGATCACGAAGCTCTTTTGAAAACAATTTTAAAAAGCAAATCGAAAATCATGATATCGGGGTATGAATCGGATATGTATGAAGATTATCTCTCGAAATGGAAAAAACGGACTTTTATGAGTTGTGCAGAAGGCGGATCTCCACGAAAAGAAACAATATGGATGAATTATATTCCGAATTCTCAAATATCTATGTTTGATTATGAAAGATAAGGAGAAAAAAGATGAATAAAGCGCCCGATTCGGACACAAAGGGGACTATGGATTACACAAAAGAGATATACCTTGATCTTTCAGAAGATGAACTGGAACAGGCACACAAAAAATATGTAGTATAAAAGGAGCAGATATGTTATTCCCAAAAACAAAAGAGAAGAAAAAGAGAATGAGACATCCGGCCAGCATCCTGCATGATAAGAACAGCAGGACATGTTACCTCTGTGTCACACTTCACGATAACTGGAATGAACACAGGATCCTTGATGAGCATCATGTATTTGGAGGACCAAACCGGAAAAAATTCCGAAGAATATGGTCTGAAAGTATACCTGTGTCATGCTCATCACATCTACGGCTCAGAAGCTGTACACAACAACGCCCGGATCCGTCACGAATTACAGCGGACCGCACAGAGGGAATTTGAAAAGCAGCACAGCCACAAAGAATTTATGGAGATATTCGGCCGGAACTATCTGGATCCGGTAGAGATAAGGGAAAACAGTGAGAAAGAGAATGAACCTGTATAAGGTGGTAGATCAGGATGGAAAATAAGTACATTTATTCTTGTGCCATATTTAGAAGAAAGAAGGTGTGAAATGAGCTATAAGAACAACGAAGGTTATCCAGATCCGACAGCTGGCAAAGCAGTCCGAGCAGTAGGCCACATGCCGACATACATCTATAATGTCAGCTGTGCTCTAAATGCTGTGGCGGGGCTCCATGGACTGGAAATCATGGGCCTGAGAGATAAGAAAACGGGAAAAGAATGGCCACAGAGGAGGTGAGAACAATGTGGGTAATATTTCTTGGTTCCGGTATGGCGTTCGGAATCGCAGCCCTGGTGCTGGTCTGGATTGGAAGCAGAGTGATCCTGTCGATCAGGCGGCAGCAGAAGAAATTCGAGATTGAAGATGAAACATATAACAAAGTAAAAGAAGCTATCAAAGAAAAGGAGAACAAAAATGAAAAAGCAGCAGCTGAAGCAGAAAACACAAAAACCAAGGCAAAAGCACAGGCAGAGGCTAATAAAGAACTCAGTGCATCCATCACGGACGAGCTGATTAAGATGAAGGAGGCAGAAGCTCACTACAAAAATGGCTGGGTTACAGTCCAGGGAGCGGATGCCGTGATCGCGGATAAATAAAAGAAATGCAGAGAAAGCCGGGAGCATACACGTTCCCGGCTAAAAGCATCGAAAGGGGAGGATACCAATGTGCGAGATCAAGATCACCAGGAAGCTCCTGGACAATTATAGAAAGTTAAAAAGGGAAATACCGGTCCTCAGCATGGAACTGGCTGAAATGGAACAGGGGGAGGTCGGTCTTGGGAACAGTACGATATTTGATTACAGAACAGGTTTTGCACGGCCACAGAGCGTAGTCGGATTCGACTACGCACGATATGACCGGAGAAAGCACACATACGATCATAAAATGGCACAGGCGGCAGCAGTGGAACGATGGATCCAGAGCATTGAAGATGGCCAGACAAGATATGTGTTCAAGGCATTTTATCAGCAGGGATTGACCTGGGAGAAGATAGCAGAAAAGACAGGGTATTCACAAAGTCCGGATTATCCGAGACTTTATATCAGGGATACATATTTGAAAAAATGTGAGATCAAGTAAAAATATCGTTTATATCGGAAATATCGTTATACAATACAATAGAAGCCAAAGGCGCAGAGACGACGAGGCTCCTTCTTGCAACAAGCTGCCAGAGCCAGCCTACACCCTGGCAGCAATAATCCCTTAAATATAATTTACAGAAAGAACTTCGTAGAAATTACGGGGTTCTTTTTGTGTATATTTCCAGTATGGACATGAAAGAACAAATGTTCTATAATGTATATACTTCATAAGATAGGAATCAGAAACATTGTTTGTTGAAAAATGTCAAATGATGGAGTATGATTTAAGCAAATTATATTTTATGGGGGATCTGCGTATGGCATCAATGACAGTAGAATTTTTTAAAGTAGTGTTAAAAAATAGTGCGAATGACGGAGAAGAAGATTACAAAATTATCAAAAGTATTTTTGATGAAATTAAGAAAAAAAGTACGATTCATAGTAATTATAAATCGATAGATCTTTCGCCAGAGATTGAGCCAAATAGTGTAGAGCCAAAAGAAGTAATGGATTTTTTTGAAGATGAGAATTATTTGTTTGGAAGAGCATGCAGAAAAAAGTTGAATAATGCAATGCTAAAACGAGATTATCAGACATTACAGGCAGATGAAGTTTTTACTGATGCTGAATCAAGAAAGCAGGGAATAGAAGTATTTACGTTCTTTTTGTATGATTATAAAAAAGGAATTGTATCCATTGTTAACGCAAAAGGGGCACCTGGAACAAAAGCATTGGGAAAGGCTATTGAAACATATACATCGGAATACAAGTTGGAATTTCATAATATACCTAATGAGGAGGGGATTAGAGTATTATATAATTCGGAATCGCCTCAGATATCAAAACTTGAATTTGAAGTACCTACACCAGATGCTGAATTTTTACAAAGCGTTCTTGGCTTAGATGAAGAAGTAATCAGGGAAATGATACAGGATGATGTTTTTTCTACATCAATATCATTGAAGCCAATACCGTATGGAAAGTTATCAAGAAAAAAAGAAACTGTAAGAAATATATTGGATGTTTTGTTTAAAAGAAAGGGGAATTTTTCTAAGACAGTAGTTAGAGGAAGCTCAGAAAAATTTAATAGTAGAAATTTTGATTTAAATGCAAAAATGTTTACTTATCCAATAGATGTTAAGACATATAGGACTGAATATGGAAAGAAAGTGAATTATAATTTGCAAGACGTAGTTGAGCAGTTTCGTGTTGGATTACATAAGGCGTATGAAGAAAATTATGATCTAATTGTAGGCATAGCTGATCGATAGGAGAAGATAAATGTGAAGTTTCTTTATAAACAAAATTATGTGACAAAGATATTGGGTGTTGGATTAATGGCTGTAATTTTATGTATATTTGCTCATAAGATGAATTATATAGTTATTCCGATGCCACAAGATAATATCCCTGAATATCATACAAATATATTGACAATTAATTCTATATTTAGTGGATTTGCTTTGACAAATTTAGGAATA